AGTGTGTCTGCGGTAGGTCACTTTCCAGAAAGTGATCTGTGGGTTACCTGTAAGGTAAACGTCTTGTGCGCCATAGGCTACGAGCTGCATTAATCCACCTCCCATTTTGTTATACTATTGCTAAAGAAAAAAAAATTTTGATTTAACGTTTTAATTAATTATAAATTATGCTTTCGACCAGAAAAAATAATTTTAAAAACGGCTTTATTTATCATCTTGTTTTATTTGGTTTATAATTTTATTTATATCAAAATTAGTTTCTAAAAATTTTTTTAAATAATTGTCTAAAAACACTTCTTTTTTTCCTTCGTGATTTTTTGTAAAAATATACATGTCTTTTTTTTTATTTATTTTCCAACCTTCTTCTAAAGCATTGTAAAGAAATGCCATTTTATGTAGTATGATCGGGTCAATAGATAAAGGATTTACGATATCAGATGCGACATTCATTAGATTTTAAAGAGAAAAGTAATATTAAATTTAACTTTATAACAAAATACATAATTAAATAAAAAGCAATTTATTTATTTAATGCCGTCTTTTAAACCTAAGGCTAATAAAAAAATTCTAGTTTCAAAAAAATCAAATGTTACCGTAGATAGTAAACATCAAGAAAAAATGATAGAGTTTAAAAAAATTACTGAAGTTATTATTCCAAATTTAATACAAGAAAAACGAAAATATAAAAAAAAGCTTAAAAAAGAGAACCTGACTCTTGATAAAAAATTAGAATTAAAAGACAAGATTAAAATATGTAATAAAAAGATCAAAGAACTTAAAAAAAAGGAAAAAACTTATTTACTAGATAATTCTAAATATGTATTTGATTATTATGAAAAAAAGAAAGAATTAGCGGATGGTAATGATAGTAAAACAAAAGTACTCCATTCTTTTTTTAGTAAAACGACAGAAACAAGTACTTCTAAAAAAGCAGAAATTAATAATACACAGAAATATCTAACAAATATTGATGAATCATTTTTAAATATTAATGATTATGTTTTACAACATGAAATTTGTGAAAAATGCGGCGGAGAATTAATTCCAGTTGAATCAGAAGGAGTAATGATATGTAAAGAATGTTCAAATCAGGTAAGATTTATTATTGAACACGAAAAACCATCATATAAAGAACCTCCTAAAGAAGTATGCTTTTATGCTTATAAAAGAATTAACCATTTTAGAGAAATTTTGGCTCAATTTCAAGCAAAAGAAACTACACAAATTCCAGATGAAGTATTACAAAATATTAGATTACAAATCAAAAAAGAAAGAATTACATTAAAGCAAATGACAAATAAAAAAGCCAAAGATATATTGAAAAAACTTGGTTATAATAAGTATTATGAACATATTCCATTTATTAAAGATAAATTAGGCATTAAACCACCTATTATGAAACCTCAATTAGAAGAAACACTTTGTTCGTTATTTATGGATATACAAAAACCTTATGCTAAACATTGCCCCGATGATAGAGTTAATTTTCTTAATTATTATTATGTTTTATATAAGATGTGTGAGTTATTGGGAGAAGTTCAGTTTTTAGCATTTTTTCCTATGTTAAAAGACCCTGTAAAAAGGATTGAACAAGACGATATATGGAAAAAAATATGCAAAGAACTTCATTGGGAATTTATTCCAACAATATAATTCTTATTAAATTAATAAAAATTATATGAAATTAACACTTAGGCACGAGGAAAGCCAACAAGGTTAGCGCCAATACCGAAGCCAGCACCAGAACGGGCACTGACAGCCATGGATGGAACGTAAGTGTCAAGGATGCTGAATGTGGCAGCAGCAGTCAAAGCAATAAGCATAACCTCATCAAGTTTCATTGAGTGCTTAGGAATAGCGTAGGCTGCGATAGCAACCATGATACCTTCAACAACGTATTTAACGATGCGTCTGACGAGTTCGCCAATGTCTAAAACCTGTCCAAGTTGTCCGAGCATTTTATATAATTCATCAAGAAAAAAAAATATATATATCCAAAAAAATAGTTTAAAATAAGAAAGATAGAAATAAACTATAATGGCACAAAAAACAAATTTTGAAAAGCAACTAAATAACGATGGGACCAAAAATCCTAAATATGTTGATTTACTAGAGGAAGATAAGCCAATTGCTGGTCAAAAGTTCGTATGTGTTTCTTTTGTTTCACCAGAGAACATTTTAAAGAAAAAAGAAGTGTTTTACTTTGAACAATTCCTAAAACACTGGGATTTCTCTAAATCAACTCAAAAATTTACACAGTTTCTAAATTTTATGTCTTTTAAATATAATTTGAATTTTGATAAGGTTATGTCTGATTTTCAAGAATATACTAAATCAGAAGCAGATGATTTGGCAAAAACAACTATTGATGACGATTATAAAAACTTTTTAGATGCTAAAGAAGATGAGTTAGAACAAGAGTTTTTGGAACGATACAATTTCCAAACTAGCACTAGAGGTATTAAGGTACGAGGGGCTTATCCTACACAACAAGAAGCGGAACTAAGATGTAGAATGCTTAGAGAAGTTGACCCAAATCATGATGTTTATGTAGGTCCAGTTGGATTATGGATGCCATGGAATCCACAAGCGTATAAAACCGGGCGTGTTGAGTATTTGGAGGATGAACTTAACCAGCTTATGCATGAGAAAAATCAAAATGAGAAAGAAGCAAAGATTGCTTTTGAGAAACGTGTAAAAGAAGCAAAACGAGCTGCTATTGAGGAAAATGTTAAGATTGCTAAGGAAAGTGGTAATAAACTCACTCAGAATATCGATTCTGATGGCAATTTGGTTGGAGTGGCTAATATGAATACTACTGAGTCAGGGTTGAATAACAATGTTTCTTCTGCGGATATTCGTAAAGAATTGTTTGAAGGTGCTAATATTCGAACAAGGGAAACTGATAAACGAGACAAAGAAATCCAAAAACAAAAAGATTCTATAGCAATGGAAGTTACTGAGAAAAAAAATTAAATTATTTATAAATTGATTTACAAAATTAATCTATAAATACAATAAAGATGACTGAAAACCAAAAACCAATATTTACATTTAATGAAAAACTACCACCTATGACTAAAAAGGTGGAAGTTGAAAAGGTAGCTGAAAAAAAAGCACCAAAGGTTGAAAAACCAAAAAAAGAAAAGAAAAAGAAAAAGAAACCGAAAAGATGTCAAATGGAAGGTTGTAAAAAGAAATTACCAATTACAGCTTATGATTGTCGTTGTGAAAAAAGGTTTTGTAATTTACATTCAAGCGCAGAAAGTCATAATTGCACATTTGATTACAAAGCCTTTTATAGAAAAAATTTAGAAAGTAATGGTGGATTAGGAGGAGGAAAATTTGATAGAGTTGAAAATAGAGTTTAATTACCACCGACTTTTCTTAACATTAATACGCGGACCTTTCCTTTGTGCCTTTGGGTCAAATGATTCTTCTTCATCATCTGAACCCATATCTTTACTCATTTCCCAAAATTCTTTTGAACCTAACTTGAAATCTCTATGAGGGTCAGCTTTATACCAAAAAATTTGGTCATCTAATTTATTTGATTTTGCATTATTTGAAACTACCAAACATTCATAGTTTTCTGTACACTGATCCATCACTTGACAAAAGCTCTCAAAAGTTGGAAACATACCCGCAAAATTCTCATAAATTCTTTTTCTATTATTGATATAGGGCTCTCGAAGAATAAATGTATAATCAATATTTGTTCTTAAATTTGGAGGAACTCCTAAAGGGTATTGCATCGTAATTACCAACATAATTTTCCAATGTCTACCATTCATAAAAAGCAATCTCATTAATTTATCTCTTGCCCAAGTATTATCATATAAACAATCATCTAAAATAACAAAAGCTCTCCCATCGATATTACATCTTCCATATGCTTCATTTTCCTTTTTAATTTGTTTAATTACCATTTTCTGTCTTTTAAGAATATTTTCAATAATAGCTGTATTATATTCATCATGGATAAACAATCTAGGTACCATTTTTGAATAATAACCATTGCCTGCTTCTGTTCCAGAAATTACAGTACCTATAGGAATATCTTGATGATGATATAATAAATCTTTTACTAAAAATGATTTACCCGTGTCACGCCTACCAATTAAAACAATAACAGGACCAGAAGCCTTTTTGGAATCAAATTTGATGTTTTTCATATCGAATTTTTTTAATTCAAGATTCATACTAATTTTCGATGATATTAAAAATAATATTAAATTTACGCAAATAAATAAGTTAAAAGAAACTATTAATTTTATCTAATAAAACTAATGTTTGACTTGTATTATAAGAAAAACGATAATAGCGCTCTTTTTGAATCATTTAAAAATGTAGGAATAACAAATGTCCAAAATTTTATTCCTTTATACAAACAGTTTTTTTCCTTAAAAGAATCTAATTACAAAAATTTAAACCTGAATCATCATTTTCATATTATTAAAGTTGAACAAACTAATAAACGCAATAAATATAATTGTATAATTGACTCTGGTGATAAAAAAGAAAACAAGCTTTGTTTTTTCAAATTCTCTCCATTATTGGACCCAGTGAAGTTCATGGTTGGGAAATATAAAGATTTAGGAGAAACCAAAAAGACTTCTTTGCCAGAGTTAAATGAAAGTAACTGTCACAAAAAAGTTTTAGACCCAAATAATTCTGCTTATGTCGATAGTTTTTTTTCATATTTAACAAGCCAGCTTTATCATAACTGCTATTTTCCTCACGGATTGGATTTCTTTGGCTCATTTTTGGGCATTCAAAAAGAATTTAATTACAATATTGCTGATGATATAGATTATCTACACGATTCTACTTATTTTCATAAAAATCAAAATGAACAGTTTAAAATAGAAAATTTAGATATGGGGGTTTTAATGGATTATGATACAAGAAATTATAAAAAAAAGTTACACATCGGCGATAGAGTTTCAAATAAAGATGTATCTTCTATCAACGATGATGATTTTAAACAAGTATTTCATCTCTCCGATATTTCAAATATAGAGCTAACAAAACCTGATTTGGTATTTGAATTTGATTTGCCAACTAGTAAATCAAGAAAAACCGATTCAACATGTTCATCAAGGTCTTCCAATACTAATAATAGTGAATCTGAAGATGGTAACGCAGAGTCATCTGATGATTATAGTCCGGAAAATAGTGATGATAATGACGATGATGAATATTCAAGTAGCGAAGGAACATTAGATTCAGAAATTGAAGTGAATAGTGTTTTATTTAATTTTCCTACTCAAATTATTTGTTTGGAATGTTTGGATGGAACGCTTGATTCTTTACTATGCGAAGAAAACGAAATGTCAACCGATGAATGGAGAGCTTGTTTATTTCAAGTTGTTATGATGCTTATTGTTTATCAAAAAGTATTTCATTTTACTCATAATGATTTACATACAAATAATATTATGTTTCAAAAAACCGAAAAACAGTATCTTTATTATAGATATAATCAACGCTACTATAAAGTTCCAACTTTTGGTAGGATTTTTAAACTTATAGATTTTGGTAGAGCAGTTTATAAATATAAAGGAAGAACAATATGTAGTGATAGTTATCATCATAAAGGAGACGCAGCAACACAATATAATTTTGGTCCTTATTTTAATCCAAAGAAACCAAGATTAGAACCAAATATGAGTTTTGATTTATGTAGATTAGCATGTTCATTATTCGATTATTTTATTGAAGATATTGACGATATTGAACCAATTGATTACTTAGCAAAATTAATGGTTGAGTGGACAAAAGATGATAAAGGTAGAAATATTCTATACAAGAAAAATGGAGATGAACGTTACCCTGATTTTAAATTGTATAAAATGATTGCTAGAACTGTTCATAAGCATACGCCACAAGCACAATTTGAAGGACCGTTTTTCGACAAATATATTGTATCTCGTAAAAAAATTAGTAAAAAAGCGAAAATTGTTGACGTTGATAAAATGCCATGCTTAGCATTAAATTAAATTGAAAATAATTTATAGATTTATTGAATGTTAAATCTATAAACATGCCTCTACGAAACGGAAAACAATATTTGCAAGACTATTTATGCCAAAAATGCAATAGATTTTATGGTGTAAAACAATACAATTATAATTGTAGTTACTGTTTTAAAGGTAAAAAAGGTTTGCCTACGCAACAAG